TCGGAGCGTCTGCAGACCGGCACGGATGACCAGGCGGGCACCTCTACCAAGGTGCACATCTGGCAGAAGGAAGGAATGCACCTCGGTGTCTGGAATGACATCACGACCAACATCAGCCAGCGGCACGACCTGCAGTCCGAGCCGTGGCAGGCGTATGTCTTCATGACCGCGGGGGCAACCCGGCTCGAAGAGAAGCGCGTCACCCAAGTCTGGTGCCGGTAATCGCACCGGTAGCAGAAGGAAACAGCAGCCATGGCAGTCGTCAACAGCAAGTCGGTCAACATCAGCAATTACGACGCGCAGCCGCGCGTCCTCACCTCTGGCTACATCGCCGGCAGCAACGACACCACCGGTGTCGCCGTTGTCGCTGCAGCCGCGACGGACTCTATCGGTTCCACGTACCGTTTCGGGTTCATCCCTTCTGGCGTCCGACTGGATGACATCCAGATCAAGAATGACGCCACCACGGCGGGCGTGTGGCAGTTGGGCGTCTACTGCAACACTCAGCAGGGCGGCGTGTTCACCACGGGTGGCGTGCCTGCGAATGCTGCCGCCGGTGCCGTTCCGGTAGCCAATGCCAACCTCATCTTCGGTACTGGCATCTCCACGGCCGCCGCGCAGACGACTTGGAAGAGCATCTGCACGCCGACCATTCTCAACGGAGCCTACACGGCCGCGAACGAGACGTTGCGGGTGTGGGAGCTGCTCGGCCTGTCGGTCGATCCGTTCTATGAGTTCCACCTGGTGCTGACCTCGACCACCGCACCTACGGCGGCCGGCAGCATTGCGCTGCGGTGGAGCTGGTTACGGTAATGGGCACCTTCCGAATCGAAATCGTCGCGGTTGGTGGCCACGGCTGCCAACGCGACTTGAAGGACGGCGAGATCGTCCCCGGGTGCAGTCTCGCGGGTTGCCCAGACTGCATGGCGCGCGACTTCGTCAAGGATCTGCGGTTGGCCGGCAACTCGGTTGAATCCGCGAAGTTGACGCACTGGCCGGGTCAGCCCGGAGAGGTGCGCGACGATCTGCTCACCCTCAAGCGCTCAGGGAGCTTCTGATGGCGACGGTCCGCTTCAGCATCAACCCACAGGACCCGATCGAATCCGTTGTAATTGCGGTCGGGGCTGCCACGGTGACCAAGTCGATCGAGCTCACGGTCGATCAGGCCGCACTCGTGACCGATACGTCACGCACGCCCAATCCGCGCGCGATCATCCGCAAGGAAGTGATCACGGCATTGCTGACGTTGATCGCGGCGCTTCAGCGCGACAACACCACGTTGCTCGAGTAAGCGCGCATGCCTGGTAAGTTTGGTCTGGACTATGTGCACGCGACGCTGCTTCAGGGCGTTGCGGCCCTCAATTGCAAAGCTGGTGTCATCGGCGGTGCGGCGGGCGCTGCACGTGACACCGAGTTCTATGGCGTTTTCATCTCGAAGAACGCAGGTCCCGCGGTCCTGGCAATCACCGGCCTTGCTGACAGCGCGGGTGCACAGCAGAGCATGGTCATCAATGGATCGACCGCCCAGGATACCTTCTTCGAGTTCCCAGCCCCCATCGTGAACGAGCTCGCGCCATTCACCTTCCAGCCCTCGGTTGCGGGTGCCATCTGGGTTCTGACCCGTGCCTACACGGGGCCGTAAGGTGTGGCCAGCCAAGTTGACATAGCCAACCTCGCGCTCTCGATCCTGGGGAAGCCCTCGATCGCATCGTTCCTCGACAACTCCAACGCCGCTCGCGTCATCAATATCGAGTACGACATGTTGCGCCGTGCCTTGCTTCGAGGCCGGGCAACCTGGCGATTCTCAATTAAACGCGCGAGCCTTCCGGCTCTGACCGCTGTGCCGGTTTCCGGTCCGTACACCCAACAGTATGCACTACCGACTGACTGTCTGCGGGTGCTGCTGGCCGGGAATACGTATCCAGGCCTGGATCTATCCGACTATCGATTGGGACCTGATGACAGTGGTTATCTAGTCGAAGGCCGGAACATTCTGTGTGACTACGGCGCGCCGCTGTCACTCAAGTATGTATCCGATGTGCAGGACACCACGCTCTTTGATCCGTGGTTTGTCGTCTATCTGGCCTCTGAGATTGCCTGGACCTGTTGCGAACGTTTGACCGGATCGGATGCCAAGCAGGCTGCAGCTAAGGATCGGAAGAACGACGCTCTTCTGCAGGCTGCCTCCTCCAATGCATTGGAGAACACTCCAGAGTCCGTTGCCGATGACTCCTGGGTTGCCGCGAGGATGCAGTAATGGCCCGCGCCTCGCCGGCCCTCGCTGCGTTCAACGCAGGCGAGTTCTCCCCACAGATGGAAGGGCGGGTGGATATCGACAAATATCCAATCGCCACTCACATCCAGCAAAACTTCATCGCACTCAAGCAGGGACCCTCGACCTTTCGCCAGGGCACTGCCTTTGTCCAGCCAGTCAAAAATAGCGCCAACCGCTGCTGGCTGCGCCGCTTCGAGTTCAGTCAGACCCAAGCGTTTGTGCTGGAGTTCGGTGATAAGTACGTCCGCTTCTACACCAACCACGGACCGCTGCTCGCCACCGGTGTGGCTGCGTACAACGGCGCCACCGCCTACGTGCTCGGAAATCTCGTCCTGCAGGGCGGGATCATCTATTATTGCATCGCAGCCACGACTGGCAACGCGCCACCGAATGCCACCTTTTGGTATCCGCTGACGCCCTACCAGGGCAGTGCGACGACGGCGATCTATGAGATCCCGAGTCCGTACGCAGCTGCGGATCTCACCGATGCACTGGGCGAGTTCACGCTACAGATCCAACAGTCGGGCGATGTGCTCTATATCGCTGGCGGTGCGGCGGGCGTCGGTCCGGCCGGTGTCGGCTATCCACCCTACACACTCACGCGTTTTGCCAATGCACCGCCCAACTGGCAGTTCGCGCAGTACGCCCCGACCGATGGCCCTTATCAGTCGCCTGTCCCACTGGTCCCTGGATCTGAGATTGCGCTCGGCGTATCGGCCGTCATGGGTAACGCAATCACGATCACGGCCTATGGTGGAAACATGTTTGCACCGACCGATGTCGGTCGATTGGTTCGTATCGGCAGTCAGCAATTCAACGTCACGCCATGGACGTTCAATGTGGCCTGGACCGCCGGTCAGCAGTGCGTTAACAACGGCAACAACTACACTGCGCTGAATTCGGCCAACTCGGCTGGCAATCCTCCGTTCCACACTCAAGGAGCCAACTTCGACGGAAAGGGTGGCGTTCAGTGGCTCTACACCGATTCGGGTTATGGAGTGGCGCAGATCACGGCCTACGTCTCACCGACCCAGGTCACGGCCAAAGTACTCTCGCGTTTCCCGGCGAATGTGGTCACCAGCTCCTCGGCCATCACAGCCATCACGCAGGCCAATCCGGCCGTCGTGACGAGTGCCAACGTCGCTCAGGCTGGCGATGCGCTCTTCATCTTCGGCGTCGCGGGCATGACGCAGATCAACGGGCAGCCCTACACCAACCAGGCGACGAATGTCGCCAACGTTACGCTCGCTGGAGTCGACACCACCGGCTACAGCCCCTACAGCGGCGGCGGCACACTTGTGCGCAATGCCTCGGTGCAGTGGCAGCTCGGCGCCTGGTCGAACACAACCGAGTGGCCTCGTGCCTGCGCTTTCTTCAAGGATCGGCTCTTCTGGGGCGGCAAGCTCAATGTCTGGGGATCGGTGCCGGGGCTATACACGAGCCATGCACCGGATTTCTTCGGAGTGCAGACCACGGACGCGGCACTCAACGAGCTCGTCAGCGGGTCGGACTCCTCGAATATCGCCTGGATGTCCTCAGCGATCATCCTGCTGATCGGTACCCAGGGTGGTGAGTACGGCTTGGATGCCGCGAATTACTCGACGAGTCCGCTCGGGCCGTCCAACGTTGAGATCCTGCGTCAGTCCAACTGGCGCTGCCGGCCGATCCCGCCCGAGCTCGTGGGCACAACCGTTCTGTATGTCCAGCGCGCCGGCCGCAAGGTGCTGGCCATGGACTACAACTTTTACCTCAATCGCTACGATTCCACGGACCAGAACAAGTTTGCCTATCACATCGGGATCGGCGGCATCACGAGCATGGCGTACATGCAGGAGCCCTGGTCCGTCATGTGGGCCACCCGCGCGGATGGGACACTGCTCTCGTACACGTTCAACCGCGAGGATAACGTCACTGCCTGGTCTCGCCAGAATCTGGGCGGCGTAAGCGCCTTCGGAAATTATGGCGCGGTGGAGAGTATCGCGGTCATTCCGGCGCCCGATGGCCTGCGCGACGAGCTGTGGCTGATCGTCAATCGTACGATCAACGGCGTGACTGCTCGCTATGTTGAATACATGGTGAAGCATTACGAGGGACCGCAGGCCGGCTACGCGGGTGACCCACAATCCTCCTGCTGGTATTTGGATTGCGCGGCCCAGTCGGTTGCGACTCCACCGCCTGGAGCCACCACGACCACGATCACAGGGCTTCAGTACCTGGCGGGTCAGACAGTTGGAATCCTTGCCGATGGGGGCAAGCAACCGCAGCAGATTGTGCCCGCTTCGGGGATCATCACCCTGCAAGGCGGTTTCACGACTGTGACTGTGGGGCTACCCTACCAAGGTACCCTGGTGCCGATGCGGCCGGAGGGCGGAGCGGATGTGGGTACAGCTCAGGGCAAACTCAAACAGGGTTCAAACTTGGTTGTGCGCCTGGTCGATTCGTTGGGCGGTGTCGTCGGCCAACTCTCGAATCAGAACGCGACCACTCAACGGTATCAAGATCCGCTCGGGCTGACCTCCATTACCCTGCAGAACTCGGAGAGCATCCGCTACAACGATACGACGACGCTCCTCGACTCACCGCCACCGCTTCAGTCGGGAGACTTCCCGACCAGCTTCCCGCTTCAGCAGGTCACGGATCAGGACGCAACCGATCTTTACATGGTGGTCCAACAGAACGATCCATTTCCGATGACGGTCGTGGGGCTCTTCCCTGATTACAAAGTCGAAGAGCGGCAATGATCGTCGAACCGTTTCGGCCCTATCACCTGCATATGTTGGTAGCTCAAGGCGTACAGCCTTCTCAGCGCCAGCAGGTCTCGCATGTGCCCGCAACCTATGCCAGCTTTGAAAAACCGGCTGGCCAGGCGCTGACGGTGCTCGACGGCGAGAACATCGTCATGTGTGGTGGCATCGTGCCGATGGGTCCAAACACCGGTGTGTTGTGGGCCGTGCTCTCGGCAAATGCGGGTCGACACATGTTGTGGCTGCACCGGGCTACGTGCCGCTTCCTGAACATCGAGCCGCGCCGCCGAATCGAGGCGACGGTGGAAGAGGGATTCCCAGCGGGCTGCCGCTGGTTGGAAATGTTGGGATTCGAGTTTGAGGGTCGCATGCGAGGTTACGGAGACAACGGAGAGACCCACTTGCGATACGCGAGGGTTCGCTAATGGCGTTTGCGCCTCTTCTGATCGCCGGCATCGGGGCTGCCTATCAGGGCATGAAGTCTGCCCAAACCGCGGACTACAACGCGAAGGTTGAATCGCAGCAGCAATCCAATGCGGTCAACCAGTCGAATGCCCAGGAGGGCTTGGTCCGGCGCGCCTCGCGGGAAGCGCTGGGTCGACAGGCCGCCGCATTCGGTGGCGCGGGTGTCGGGTACGGCGGGAGTTCCGAGGGGTCACTCGATCAGTCTGCAGTCAATCAGGAGCTCGACGCCCTCAACACTCGCTACAAGGGCGCCATTACCGGCTGGGGCTATGGCGCGCAGGCGAAGCTCGATCGGGATGCCGCCAAAGAAGACAGCTCGGCGGGCGCTCTGTTGGCGGGCGCTGCGTTACTCAAAAACTCAGGCGGTTCCTATTCGTTCGCGCCCAAGAGTCCGGGGCAGATGTCCGGCATCGTGTCACCTGAACAATCATCTGGACTGGGCTAACAAGTGGCACGCGGTGACCCAGGAGAGCAGGGCTACACTCCGCAGGTACAGCCGGAGGATCTGCCGCGCAAGCTGAATCCGGTGATGCGGGGTCCGGGCCCGGTCGGCAACGCAATAGAACAGCTCGGGGAGGCGGTCGGGCAGAAGTATCAAGCGGACTCTGCCACCTGGGCTGGCGATCAACTCGGCAAGTTGCGCGTGCAGGCCGTGCAGAGCCTGGAGAACATGAAGGCGGCGCTGCCGGCGGGTGAGGATCCGGGCAACTTCACTGAAAAGTACCTGGCGCAGTTCGACAAGCAGGCCGCGCCCCTGGTCGATAGCGCAAGTGCGAATCCCTACGCACGTAAGATGGTCGAGAAAGGGTTGGGAGAGCTGCGTGACACGCTTGCCACGCACACGTTGGGCTGGGAGGCGGCGCAGCGCGTGGCCTACCGCAACGATTCGATTGTCAAGAATCTGAACGCCCAACTTCCGCTTGTCGAAGCGCATCCGGAGATGGCCGACCAAGTCGGATCGACCCTCATCGATCAGATCAATGCAAACGGTGCGGACCCGAGCGCGCGCTTGCAGATGGCTCGCACCATGCACGAGCAACTGAGCCTAGCTGCGGCCAATGGTCTCGCACGCCAGGATCCCAAAGCTGTGCTCGATGCGCTGAATGATCCGGAACATGCGCCTGCCGCCTTGCGCGACTTGAATGATCAGCAACGCGAGGCGGTTCGCAACCAGGCGAGCAAACACTTCGTAGACCAGCACGTGCAGACCATTCAAAGCGTGTACGAAAACGCGGGCACCTCGGCCGGTGTCAAGGTACTGGCTCAGATCGACAAGGATGACACGATTCCGCCGGAACTCCGCGATCCAATTCGCGATAAGTTGAATCAACAACTGAATGCTTGGCGGGACCAGCGTCGCGAGCAGTTTGCGCCTCAGATCGGACAGCTCGAGACGAACATCGCGAGCGAGAACGCAGGCGCACAGGATAAGGCCAGCGCCTGGGACCTATACGAGAAAGGTGCGCTCAACACCACGCAACTCTCTTCGGCTTTGAGCGGAATCGAACGGGCCGAGCGCGAAGGCGCAAAACGGGGGCTGTCTCTGGAAGCAGCACGCCAAGCCTACGAGGCCGGCGCACCGCTCGATCCGCAGAAGGCCGATGTCAAAAAGGGCGTTGGTCAACTCTTCAGCGCGCTGACTGACAACGTGCCGCCCGGTTCGTCGGAATATGTGAATCGGGCAACCGATGTTACGGCAAAAGTCGGCGTTGCACCGGATCCGGCGATTTCCTGGGCGCGATCGAGCCTCGTCGGTGGCGATGCAAAATCAGCCGCGCAGGCCGCGGACCTAATCTCGCGCCTGGATACGGCCAACCCGCGCGCGGTGCCATATGCACTGGACGGTAAAACCAAGGCGATTGCAAACACCATCAATGAGGCGGTGAGCTCAGGCACTGACCCGCAGACCGCCGTCGACATGGCGCGCAAGAACGCCGCTCTGGGCGATGCGGACGTGAAGACACTCAATGAGCGCTGGAAGAGCGCGAAGGCGGATGCAGGCCAGGCCAGTGCATTGCAGGGGCGTTTGTCCGATGACCCGCGCTTCAAGCCCGGCCTGTTCACCTCGGTACCTCAAGTTCCGCTGGCGATGCAGAGCGAATTCGACGCGCTCACGAAGGACTACTACCGATACACCGGTGGTGATGTGAAACAGGCGCGCGATCTGGCGGCCCAGGACCTTGCGCATACCTGGGGGGTTTCCGAGGTCAACGGCAAGCGCGAAATCATGGCCTACGCCCCGGAGGCGATGTTTCCGGGACTGACACCGGCTGAGATTCGCGACGACATCGCCAATACCGTCAAAAGCGAGAAAGCGCTCGAAGGCACTGACGCCCAGAAAGTGCAGTTGGTCATGGACCCCCGGCGCACGGCGCGCACGCGGGGATCAGAGTGGAATCTGAGCGCACCCGACGAGCATGGGCTGATGACCGTGCTCAAGGATTCCAAGGGCAATCCGCTCGTATATCGTCTGCCAGTCACGAAAGAAGATTTCGGTGCTGTCCGCGAGCGCCAGAACGAGGCGGCCATCGAGAAGGCTCGCCAGCAGCAAAGTGAGAACAAGGTCGAAGGTGAGCGCGAGGCGGCGGCCCGTGCCGGCAATGTGAGTCCGTTCTAATGCCGCTCGTTACTGACACCGGCAACGAAGCGCTCGGCCCGATCGCCCAAATCGAAAAGCCGGACTACCTGCCGCCTGCGACTGTCATGGGGACGCTGAGCGCTGCCAATCGATTGTCGAATGTGGCGGGTGCCTTCTTCGACCGCATCGCGCATCCCGCACCGACAGGTAAGGCGGTTCCTGGATTTGATCCGCTCGCCAGCATCCCGGCCGGCTATGAGCAGTACGCCGATCGCTTTCTGGATGCGCATTCTCCCGAGGAAATCGAGTGGACGAAGAATCGTCTCAACGATGAGATCGAGGATCGCAAGACCATCGAGCGCGCGGGCCGGTGGGGAACCGCGGCCAGCATGGCATCCGGTCTCACGGACCCGCTCACTATTGCGAGCATGGCCATTCCGGTTGCGGGAGAGACGCGTCTGGCGCAAGCCGGTCGATTCGCTCTCGTCAACGGCGGGACAACCGCCGCGCAGGAGGGTTTGCAACACGAGCTCTCCCTGACGCGCACGACCGAAGAGTCAGCCTTCAATATCGCCGGCAGTGTCGTGTTGGGCGGGATTCTGGGCGGCGCTATTCGGCCCCATGTGCCAACCAAGATCGCAAACACGGTCGGCGAGGATCTGACTCGCGAACTGCACACACCTGACGGCGGCGATAAAGTATTGGGTCCCGAGCAGCGCACGACCCTCGATACTGCGCTGCCCTCGGACATGCCCGAATCTTTCTACGCTGGCGCCGAGAGTCAGCCGCGAGCCAATCGAGAAGTGCCGCTCGAGGCAAAGTTCCGTAGCGAGCTGACCGACCAGGCCGCAGCAACCAAACGCTACGCCGAGTTGAGCAATCCTGAGATTGCAGACACTCAGGGCGGCAAGGTGCTGAACGTCGACTTCGCCCGCGAGCTCTCCCCGGAGTACGTCGCGGACCGCTCACGCAGCGCCGAGGTGCACGAGCCAGCTTCCGAGTTCGTGAAGAAGATGTACGCGGAAAAGTTGGCGCAGGCACCCGAAGGTGACAAAAACGTCGTGCTATTTACGGCCGGCGGAACGGGTGCTGGCAAGAGTACCGCCATCGAGTCTGTACTCAAGGGCGCCGCCGACAAGGCGGAAATGGTCTACGACACCAACATGAATAAGTTGGGCAGCGCCACGCAGAAGGTCGACCAAGCGCTGGAAGCCGGCCGACAGGTTCACATCACCTATGTGTACCGCGATCCCGAGGAAGCACTCGTCCGGGGCGCGCTACCGCGGGCAGAGCGTATGGGCCGCACGGTACCGATCGAAGAACATGCCAAGACCCATGCCGGTGCATTCGAGACGATCAAGAAGCTGCAGGCGAAATACGCTGATAACCCAAACGTCCAGTTTTCCATAATCGACAACAGCCTGGGCCGAAATAAGGCGCGTCTCTCTTCGATGGAAGAGCTGGCGTCTAAGCGGTACAATGTGCCTGTAGAGGAACTCCGTAATGCCCTCGAAGCCGAACGTCAAGCCGGTCGAGTCTCAGACGCCACCTACCGCGGAACGGCTGGGCACGCCCGCGCAGCAGAAGGCAGCGGAGGAGTTCCACCGAACGATCGGGCAAGCGTTGGTGGACAATCTGAACCGCAACGTCAGCCGCGACAATCCGGAGCCGAAGAGCTAAAACCGGCCGAGCCGGTGACCGCCGACCTGGCAGTCAACCCCAACGATGATTCGACGGCTGGCGCTGCTGCAGTGGCCAAAACTGGCCTGGCGGAAGAGCGCATTGCCCGCGGTGCGCGCACGATCACCGAAGGCGTCATTGGTCGCGTAGCTCCCGGGCTGCGTCTCCTGACCTCGCCGAGCCTCATGGCGCGCAAGCTCGTTCAGGAGCTCGCTAACACACCCGAGATGTTGGAGAAGAACCGCTCCGGAATTGCCACGCCCCAACCGATTGAGCGCAAGTTGTGGGGCTACGAAGGCACCTGGTATCAGGCCTGGAAGGCGCGATCGGATCTGTTCCGCAGCTACAAGGAGCGCATGGCGGCAGCCGGCGAGGAGCCGATCTCACGCCGCGCATTCGGTGAAGAGGTCTCCCACGCTATGCGGCGTGGGGATCAGCACGAGATTCCCGAGGTCGCGCAGGCTGCGCAGAAGACTCGCGCGACAGTCTTCGAGCCGCTCAAAGCTCGCGCGATGAAGTTGGGTCTGTTGCCCGAGGATGTGAAGGCCGAGGGTGCCGATTCCTACCTGACCCGTCAGTACGATGCCCGCAAGATCCGCGAGAATCTCGGGCACTGGCTGGATACCCTCACCGAAGGATTCAAGGCGCAGGGTGTCGAGCCGGCCGAAGCCCGCGATATCGCCCACAAGGCGACTCGCAACGTGTTGGGATCTGAGCGCGGGACCATGGACTGGAAGGTCATGGATGACATCGTGCCTCAGTCCGGGCGACTGAAAGAGCGCACGTTGAAGCTTCCGGACCAACTGCTCGAGCCGTATCTCAACTCCGACATCGACCACCTCTCGCACAGTTACCTGCGCTCGATGGGTCCGGAAGTGGAGATGACCGAGCGCTTCGGCACCCGGGACATGAAAGACCAGATTGATGAGGTTAAGGACGACTACACCCGCATGATGGAGCGGGCGAAGGCCCGCGGCGAGGACATCGCACCTCTCGAAAAGCAGATGAACAACGATCTGCGCGACCTCTCAGCAATCCGCGACCGTCTGTATGGCATCTACGGTCAGCCGAAAGACCCGGGTTCCTTCATGGTGCGGGCTGGCAAGCTTCTACGCTCCGACAACGCGCTGCGTCTGCTCGGGGCTGCGACCCTCGCGCACTTTCCGGACCTCGCCAACGTCATCGTTCGTTACGGGATGCCCAACACGTTCTCGGCGATCGGCCGCGTGCTCAGCAGTTCGAGCGCGTTACAACTCACTCGCAGCGAAGCCAAGCGCATGGGTGCAGCCCTCGACATGACAATGAACATCACCTCTTCGTTTCTTGGTGACTATGGCTCGCACAGCCAGTTTGCCGAGCAGCGAGTGATGTCCAAGCTCACTCGCGCGTTCACGATCACGACCGGCGAAACACCGCTCATCACGGCCGTTCAGGCACTGACCTCCACGCTGGCGCAGCACGAGATATTGAGCACGGCCGAGAAGGTCGCTGCCGGTGCTGAGATTCCGAACAATCAGGCCATGCGCCTGGCTGCCGCCGGACTCGACGCCCCGATGCTCCAGCGGATCGCTCAGGCCGCCTATGGCGGTGGCAAAGAGCCGCCTGTTCCCGCCGGCATGGTGCGCTACTACCACGGTGGAGCACCTGAAGGGGTCGACGGACCACTGTGGTTTACGAGCAGCCGGAACGATGCAGAAGGATGGGCGTCTCGAAGTCCCGATATGAAAGTCTGGCACGTCGACGTCCCAGAGACTCACCCCGCTCGAGGCGAAGGCGATTTGGCGAGCGGGATTCCATATCGAGAGCGAGTCGAGTTGCCTGCAGAGTTGGCGAGCCAGCGGAAGGTACTCGCTGGCGAAGGCGCCGCCCGAGAGGTCAACGGTCTCCGATTCGGCATGAGCGACACGTGGAAGGACCAAACAGCCGCGGCCGCCTTTGAATCGGCGGTGCTGCGCGAGGCGCACGGTGTCACGTTGCGACCCGGTGCTGGCGATACGCCGCTGTTCATGTCGGGCGAGCTGGGGAAAACAATCCTCCAGTTCAAAACCTTCGCGTTCGCGGCCAATCGCATCATCGTCAATCCGCTGCTGCAGGGTCTCGCCAACGGGGATCTGCGGGCCATTCAGGGAATGTTCGCGCTCGCCTTCATGGGAGCCGCATCCTATGTCGCAAAGCAGACAGCCGCCGGTCAGCCGGTAGAGCTCGACAAGCCGGGGCGTCTGGCGATGGAGGTTGCGGACAAATCCAACTTGCTCGGCTGGACGGGTGAAATGATCTTCCCGGCCCTGTGGCAATTGGGCATGAAAGACCTCTCGCGTTGGTCGGATCGGGATGCGGCCGAAACGCTCCTTGGACCCTCAGCCGGAACGGTTGCCACAGCATACGAGCGACGCCTTCCCGCGAAGCTCACCGCTGACACCGATGCAGGCGAGAAGGGTTTCGCCCGATCGGATCTTCATTTCCTTCGCAGGCTAATGCCTGGCCAGAACCTTTGGTATTTCCGCCGCGGGGTGAATGCGTTGGAAGACGCGATCGGCGATGCATTCGATTTGCCGGGAGAGAGCAATGCTGATCGCGCAACCAAGAAAGAGCAGTGACTCGAATGTGCCCGCAACTTGTGAAAGCGTAACGCCACCATGACCATCGGTCCAACCAGTCCTGCACGCGTCAGCTTCAATTGCGATAGCGTGAGCAAGATTTTTCCAATACCAATCCAGGCTTACCAGGCCTCGGACTTCGAAGTGATCCTGACGGCACCCGCGAGTGCCGGCGGTTCTCAAACCGTGTTGAATTTGAATAGCGACTACAGCGTTGCGCCGAGCAGCACGGACACGCCGCCGAAGTGGACGCTCACGACGCTTCCGCTGACCGCGTATCTTGCCGGGTACACGCTACAGGTACTCATCAACCCGGTCGTTCAGCAGCAGACGCAGTACGTTCAGGGACAGGCGTTTCCTTCGCTCGCCGTACAGACCAACTTCGACCGGCTCACGCAGATGGTGCAGCGCCTACAGGACGAAGTGAGTCGCGCCGTAAGGGCCCCAGATGGAGACGCGGCGCCCGGCATGTTGCTGCCGCCGGCATCCTCTCGTGCCCTCATGTATCCCGCCTTTGACGCTAATGGAAATGCGATCGTCGTTTCAAACCTGCCGAGCGGGACGGGACTGACACAGCAGGGGATCGGAGCGGTTCTCTATCCTCAGACAGCGGGGGAAGCCGCGGCCGGTGCCGTTCCCGTCAATCTTTGGTATCCACCCGGTTATGTAGATCGTTACGGAACCAACTTGACGCCCGGCGTCACCTCCATGGCAGCCGCGTTCCAGGCAGCCATCAATACCTGCAAACAAGGAGGGTGCGCCGTCCGTTGGGGCAGGACTGCACCCTATCTGGTTGACACCAGCCTAAATTGCACGTTTTCGTCTTCGATCAACCAGAACGGCTTGTACTTCGATGGTAGCGACGGGCCAGTCTCAACTGACGGTCCTG